CCCATCATCAAAATCCTTATATTTAGCCTTTGGCCACTTATTTAAAGCAGCTATTGATAAGGCATATGACCCTTCATCGCCCGTCGTTATATCAATATCTTTTATTTTCTTAGGAACTCCCAAAAGCATATCTCTTGGTAATCCACCAACAATATATGGTTCAGAAATATTGTTTTCTTCTGCCAAGTCTTTTAGCTCCGCTAAAAGTTCTGCTAGTTTCATCCTTTGACCTCAATAACAGGAACATAAGAAGTTGTTATTGCCTTTGGTGGCTCTCCTATAACTCCAGGAGCGTCTTCTAGCTCTGGTAGGGCTCTAACACCTTCCTCAACTTCTAGATTTTCTACAGGCTCCCCAGGAGCTTTATCGCTCTGCTCTGCTCCTAAACCTTCCATATCAATTTCTTCAGGTGCTTCAAAGTCCTCAGTATTTTCACTTTCTTCTTCTAAGCCACCTTTCAACTTTCCAAGAGCCTCGTCAAGTCTTTTTTCAATATAAGAGGTTGCTTCAATTTGTTTTGCCTGTGCCTCACCAAGTTCAGGAAAATGTGAAGCAATATTTAATGCTTCCATCATCATATCGGCTTTTGCCAACTCTCGTACCAAACTTCTCTCTTTAAGTTTTTTTTGTATGGGCTCTAAAATAGAAATAACATCCTCTGTTTTAGCATTTTTATAAGGATTTTCTTTAAAAGAATCTTGTTCTTCACTTACTTCTAAATCTTTAGGCTCCTCTTCCATAGGAGGTTCCATTTCATTTTTCATCTCTTCGGGAAGCTCCCCTTCGCCATCTAAATCTTCTTCTTCTGGCATATCTGGAAGGGGCGGAATTGTTTCTTCTCCAGCATTTCCACTCTCAGCTGGATTTGGGTTAGATTTAATATCATATTCTCTTCCAGTAAGTGCTTTTTCAATTCTGGATGATAAGTCTTCAGGGTCTTCTGCTATCTTTTTTAAAATATGTGAATAATCAGATAAACCATATTTTCTATCTAACCTATTAGCAGTTCTAACAATACAATCATTCATAGTTGCTTCGGTCTGAAGAAGTAATATTTTTGTTCGCAAGTCATTTAACTCGTGATGTAATGATTCAAGAACGTTTCTATCCCAAACTTCGTGAAAATTCTCCAAAGTTCTTTCTGCCCTATATAACTTATTAACAATATCTTTTTTATGGTCCTTTAGAGTTTTTTCCTTTTTATAAGTTCCTCTTGGTCTTCCAGGACCTCTTCTTGACTGTGGAGTAGGCACATTCATAGGAGCAGTGGGCTGTGTATTTTCATTAGACATATCATCCAAATCACTTTCTTGAGGCTTCATCCAATCAGGCAGATTAAAAGCAACCTTGCTTCTTATAGGTTTTAAGCCATATTTATCGTGATCTCCACTTTCGTAAAATTTTGCCCAATGACCAAAATTAAGTTTTTCCATAGGGTCCCAATCCTCCATAATTTTATCAGAAACTTCATCTCTAGGAAAACCTTGATAAATTCCATCGTGAATTTTCTTTAAAGCATCTACCCATTTATTAATATCTCTGCTTGGTTGAGAATTTGATTCCATAACGCCTTGAATATTAGGGTAAGCTTTTTTATTAATAACCACATCATTTAAAGATTTTAAAAAAGCAGTTCTAATATCATTTAAATCAACATTTTCTTTATGTTTTAAATAATTATATGTGGCTTTAACAATAGCATCTCTATTTTTATCATTAATATATCCAAGCTCTTCACAAACATCTTCGCAAAAATTATCAATATAGAAATATAAGTTTCTATTCTCATCACTTGATATATCCAAGTCATTAAAAGTTTCGGCGTCATCCTTTGCCAATTGCCAAAGGTCATCATTCATTCCATCTTCGTTTATATTAACCATACAATCAATAGAATAATTTGTTGCCATTATGCCTCATCAACCTCAACGTCAGATATATTTGCTGAAATTTGTTTTGTAGTCTTGCTGATTGAATTTAAACTTCCTGACCTACCAGTTCTATATGAAAGTGCGGATAATTTTTCATTCAACTTATCTAAAAATTTAGAAGCCATTTCTGAATCCATTTCTAGCAAAATTTCTCTAACAGCCTCTCTAATAACTGACATTTGATCTTCAATAACAGTTATATTAATATTTGTTTCTATAGTCTTATCAGCAATTTGATCTACATATTTTGCCCATTGTTGTATTGTTGAAGTCCAACTGGTAAAATATTTATGAAGATTTGCTTCTTCATTTACAGATAATTCTCCTCTTGAAGCCCTATCAAATAAATCCTCAACTCTTGATTTAACCAATACTAACAAATCTCTTAAATTGCTCCTAACATCAACGTGAACATTTGCCGCTTCTTCAATCTTTTCTTTATAAGAAGGCAATGACTTCAATTTTTTAATAGCCTTTTTCTCTGCCTTTTCAGCCTTTTTCTCTTTTTCAGCCTGCCTAATAAGCTTAATTGCCTCTTTATCTATATTTAAATGCTCTTTTCTAAATTTTTGTAAAGTTGTTGGAGTAATATGCTTTTTATTATCCTTAGGATGCTTTTCCTTTAACCATTTACTCACTTGTCTTACTCCCATACCATTGGAGAGCATTTTTACGATTTTATTAACATTCGGATGTGTTAAAATTTTTTCATAAGCCATATTTAATCCATAAAATTAAAGCCCGATAGGTGCTCGTATAGAGTAAAAACGAGACTTACCGAGCAAGTTAATATAAAATACAATTTAATGAACAGGTTTTAAAGCAGAACTTCTTGAATCATAGAAACGATTAGGAATTCCACCATAGTTAAAAGTGCTAGGTGTTTGATTTGCTACACTTCCACCTGGAACTTTTTGACCTTTATAATTAGTATAACCTACTTCATAATTATATACTTTACCGTCTAGAGGACATTGATAAGTTCTTTCGGCAACTCTAATTGCCTGAACACCTATATGATCTGGACAATATCTTGTAGTAATAGCACCTTCATTTCCTGGAATTATCGCTTCACTATCGTTTGCGCAATTCTCTTTATTTCCCATTACCTGTGGAAAAAATCCATAATCCCTGTTCTCATTTTTAAAGGCTGCTGCTGTTTTCTTAAAACACTCTTCAGCAACATCTGCCAATCCATAGGCTCCATTTTCATCCAAATAATCAGCAAACAATAACAAATCTTCTTTTTCTTTTATCTCAGGAGCATCATATCCTTTTAAAACAAGCTCTTTATTAAGATTTAAAACATTTTCTAAAGAAGATGTTTTAACATTTTCATAAGATTTTATTAAGCTTACAAGACCTCTGTAAAATCTGTTAAAATCTTCAACGACTTTTTTAAAATCCCGAGGATTTACATACTGTAAATGAAGCTTATTAACAACTTTTGCTTCTAAGTACATTTGCCAGCTTTTTAATTGTGTAACTAAATTTTCTAATTTTGACATCTATAATCCCCTAATTAAAATATCTATAACATTTGCTAACTCAGCATTCCCCTCTTCATCTAATATGTCGGCATACTTAACTAAATTGTCCTTTACGCTCGTTGTTTTTGTATTGAGTTTTCTATTATAATCACTAATTGATTGTCCCAATTCATATAAAACCCTATACAAAGCTTTTGTTATAGGGTGGTTTGGAGAAACCCTTTTAAGAGTTGTAAAAACCTTTTGTAATTCACGATGGTTGTTCCTAACCCTAGTTAAAAATTCCGCTGACATTTAGTTAGTCTCCAATTAAAGTTTTTGCCGTATTAAAAAAAGCACCTTCTTGATTTTCTTGCTGTCTGGCATAATAGCTCGCTTTTAAATGATATTCTCCATTCTCATCTCTTACAAGTTCATGAGCAGGTCTACCTAATTTTTTATGAATAGGATACATTGAATTAGGAGTTTTAATAAACTGGTCCTTATCTTCAAATGATTGAGATAAATTATTCTTAGCCTTAACAACATTGGAAAGAATTCTTTGATAATCTGAAACAACGGAGCAATAAGTGTCGTCATCAAATCTCTCTGCTATTACTTTAATAACTTCATCACAAGTGTTTATATCTCCAGAAGTTGCTGATTTTATAATTATTTCTCTTAGTTCGTGAACACTCATAGCAAGTAAAGGACTGTTTCTTCTAACAAAGCCATCATCGCCCGCTTCTCTCATCGCAAATGCGTGAATTCTCTCTTTTGTAAAATCATCAATAAAGTCATTTTTAGCAAAAACAGAAGGAAGTAGAGGAGTGCTTCCCTTCATCTCAATAGGAACTTCAATTGAAACCTTGCCCTTTGGAGTATTTATTGTTGCTTCACATATAAAACCATCATCGCAAGGAGCAGAAATTCTAACCTGAGTTCCTTTAAAACCCATAGAAGAAAGCTCTGAAACTACAATTCTCTTTGCTAATCTAACAGAAGCTTGTGGATAGCCAACAGCTGCTTCTAAAACACTCTCTTCTAATTCTTCAGCAACCATTTTTAGTGGTTCAGGAAGCTCTGCCCGTGGAATTTCAACTGAGCCAATATCTTGCTTTGCGTCTTCAATATTGGTATAAACTTGATCTGAAGCGGAAACGGCTCCGTGATTTGAACTAGGAAGCATAGAAGTAATTTTATCAACCTCTTCCTGTTCAGCAGTTTTTACAGTATTCCCTGTAAGTTCATCCAAAGTATTTAAAATAGAAGAAGTGGTGATTAGTTTTTGATCATTTCCAACACTAGCATTTACCAGATAGTCTTTAAGATTTGATTGAGTTAAAGTAGCAAAATTATTGCCTGCGACAAAAATACTTGGCAACTTTTCACCAGAGGCTTCAGTAGGAATAAATACACGCTTTGCCCCTCTATTTGTGTCTAAGTCAGTAGCAAAAACCAAAAAACGCGAGTTTCCACCAACAAGGCGAACCCGCGAATTAGAAAAACCTAATGATTTCAACTCAAGACCCACTTTATCTTTTGCGTTGGCGGCACGCTGTGGATCATAAGTATCAACTTTTGTTTTAAATATGTTGCCCAAATCTTCAGAAAAGACAGGATTTACTTCATCGTGAATATCACCCTTCTCAGGATTGTCACGAATACCAGCAATATATTCTTCGTTTTTGTATGAAGTAGATTTAGGACCTGATGTTTTAAGCAAATCACCAAAAATCTCTCTAAATCTGGTCCCACTGGCATTTAATCCAATAAGCTCCTGATAAATATTTTCAACCTCTGCTTGACTCGTTATTGCCTCAGGATTTTCCTTATACATCCTTTCAATAACTGAAGAAACAGCACGAACTACTGTATCTTGTGGATAAGTTTCCGCAGCAATTTTCATTCTCTCATTTACATCCTTTAATAGGAATTTTTTACCGCCGTTTAATCTTTCAAGCAACATCTGTGCTTGATTTTTTAGAGAGCTAATATTGCTCATTTGCTCGCCTCCAATTAGTTATTTTGAATTCTATTTTCATAATCTAGTTTTGCTTTTTCTAAATTAGTATCGAATGTCACTTCAGTAAATTTTATGTGACTACGATATGGTTCTGCTTTCGCTACTATATATTTTACAACATCGTTTTCATAATCATTTACTTCTACCATTATAATCATATTTTTAGGATCAGAAATGTCCATTTTGCGAACAAAATGATCTACACCCAAACGATCTTTAAGTTCTCTATTTATTAATTCCTTTACAGGCTCATCTTCTCTAAAATGACCTGGAATCTCACGATAAGGCTTTGTTGTTTTTTCAGGGACAATGTTTAATTTTGTTTCATCTATGTTTGGAAGTTCAACAAAATCAGGAGTAGGGTCCTGCCTTATATTAAACTTCTCAGTGCCATCAGCAGATTTATTTAAACTTTTTTTTTTTAATTCAGAGAAAAGAGTATTTACTTTATCTACAAGTTTTAGACTCTCTTTTAACTGTTGCGAAGCAGTCTTTTCTTCTGACGGTTGTTCAGTTTTTTTACCATCAATCGCGTTTTGAATATCGTGAATTTTTTGCAAAACATCAAGACTTGTGTTTAATTCATTAATATCTCTTACCTGTAATCCATCAAAATCATTCCTGCTTAAATTCTTTCCTTTATGAACTTTGTTGAGTAAAGGACCAAAATTATTTGCTTTTTTATAAATATTTCCAATCTCGTCATAAGAAAGAAGAGCTGCCTTTTTGGCTTCAGGAAGATCATCAATAAATTTGGCTAGGAAATTTTCATCTAATGATAGTTTTTCTTTAATTAAATTGCTAAGCTCAACAACATCTTCTTTAGTTTTTGCTCCAAAATCAGAAGCAGCAACTCTATGAATAGGTGTCCCAGAATACATAATAGTTAAATTAGCTTCCTTTTTGTCAGATTCGACACTCCAGTTTAACTCTGTGCTTAATTCTTCATCTTTTAAATCGTAAGTTCTAACCAAAAATTCATTGCCGTCATCATCGGCTTGAACTTGCCATAAATCGTCTTCCCCCTGAACCTTAAAAACATCAAATGCCACACGCACCATTCTGTGTTCATTGCCCTCTACAGGCATTTTGTTTTTATCAGGATTTAGAGTTTTATTAAGGAAATCATAGTCCAGCATATCGCCTCCGCATAATTTATTGCTATAAGCAACCTAAATGTATAACTTTTCGTATAAATACGTTCATCTTAAATATTCGCATATTGATAGAAATTTATAGGAGTTTGGAGACAATAAGTGTATGATTATTATAGGAAAGTAATTATAGGTGGGATTTTGTGATGAGAATTTGAGGTAAATAAGACATAAAGCCCCAGAATTATTGAATTTTGTGATTTGGAAAAGGCTCGGGAGTGTAGACGGACTACCCCCTTGAGAAAATAATAATGAAAAAATAAAAAAATGCCTAAAGAATATTAGGCATTACTTGTATCATAAGCAGATGTTCTAGTACCATTGTTGATGCTATATTTCCACAAACTAGCATTATAACCTCACTATCTTATTACTATCAACGCCTTTATAGGCATTTCTAGTATCAACTACTACTTTTGAACTATTTAAAATCATATTATAATCAATATTTGAGTGATTTGTGGTAATAACAGAGCAGTCAAAACTTTGATTTAGCTCCGTACATAATTCAAATTCCTCTTTTACCATCGAATACATATCTCCTCTTGGAGTCCAAATTTTCTCCACATAAGGATCATAATATAATGTTTCAGCTCCCTCTTGATGAAGAAGCTCAATTAAATCAAGAGCTGGTGATTCTCTTACATCATCAATGTCTGGTTTGTAAGCAACACCAACAACTAAAACAGTTGATCCATTGATAGGCTTTTTAATCTTATTTAAAGCAGAACTTATTAGGTTTAATACAAATATTGGCATTTGAGAATTAATCTCTTCTGCAAGAGCAATGAATTTTGAGTTAAATTTCAAAGTTTTTAATTTCCAAGCCAAATAATGAGGATCTTGGCTTATACAGTGACCACCGCACCCAGGACCAGGAGTAAACTTCATAAAACCAAAAGGTTTCGTTGAAGCAGCTTCAATTACTTCCCAAACATTTATATCAAGTTTTTGACAAGCAATTGCTATCTCATTAACAAGCCCAATATTTATCATTCTAAAAGTGTTTTCTAATATCTTGGTCATTTCAGCCACTTCCGCCGAACTAGCAGGAATTACAGTCTCGACGACATTCTTGTAGAATGCTGTCGCAACCTCTGTCGCCTCTTGTGTCGTTCCTCCCACAACCTTCGGTGTATTATATACATTATATGTAGGATTGCTTGGATCAATTCTTTCTGGAGAGAAAGCAATTAAAGGTTTTTGAGGTTCATAGTCTTCTAAAAGTTCAGTAAAGGGACCACTTGTAAATGTAGGATATACTGTTGATTCCAATATAACAAGTTGTTCATTTTTAATAGATAATAAAGTTCCATAGATAGTCTCGGCAGCATTTAAAGCAGATGAGACATCAGGGTCTTTTGTTTTATTAAGTGGCGTAGGAACACAAACTAAAATAATATCAACTTCTAAATCATGTAGATTATACTTTTTAACTGCATTAAGCATATTGCTTTTAACCAGTTTCGAAAGATATGATGAGGGCACATCCCCTATATAGGAAGTGCCCTCGTTAATCTTATCCACTTTATTTTCATCTAAATCAAATATAGTTGTCCTATATCCTGATTTAGCACATTGAACAGATAAGGGGAGCCCTACATACCCTCCCCCAATTATTAAAACCTTAGCAGTCTTATTTTTTATACTTTCTTTCAACACTTTAATTACCCCACTTCTCAATAACACAATATCCTTCTGCTTTTAAATATTGTGATCTTATTATTGTATTTAAATATAATTCTCCAAAAGTCTTTTTAACTTTATCATTATAATCATTTAAATCATATATCGTAGGATTTCCGTGATAATAGTTCCCGTGATAAGAAAATACTATATTATGTTTTATAGAAAACCCATCAACAGTGTAAACGCTTATCTTTGTTTTAATAGGGTATTCTCTTTCAATTTTCCCATAAACTTTTTCCATTTTATCAAGCCACTTTTGAGAAGTATTTGATACTTTTTTAGAACATTTGGGACAGTTTTGTCCTATTACTCTTTTATATGGAGAAGTTTTCCATTTATGTCCTTTACTACATTTCCACCACACTTTTTTATGACTTTTAGGAACAATATCATTAGGAAAAATAGCATTTCTATTATAATCCCACTCTATCAAAATATTTGGGAATAAAGTAGATAGACAATTATTATTATTTGCTTTTTGATTAACACAATATGGACACCCAGACTTAAGATTTGTTCTACTAACAATATTAGTTTTCCAACTAGAATTACATTTATTGCACTTCCACCAAGCAATTCTATTACTCTTTGATGTAACATTATGTGGGCTCATATTTTCATTTTTATTATAATCCCATTCTTTTGCTATCTCTGGAAATTTGGCAGACAAACAAGTAAGTTTTGTTGCTTTTTGTCCAACACAATATGGACATCCAGATTTAAGCGTAGTTCTAACTTTTATACAAGTTTTCCATATATTTAAACATTTCTTACATTTCCACCACGCTTTTTTATTGCTACCATAAGTTAATTTATTGGGATCCAATCCCAACTTATTATTTTCTTTCCAGTCCCACTCTTTCATTAAATTTTCATAACTTATCAAATATTTATTTTTAGCAACCATCATTTATATTTTCTTCTAGCTTTCCCAAAATGCTCTTTCTCCTTTATTGCTCCGCTTTTATAATAATTTTAACTTTCATTTTTTAATCTCACTGTTGTCTTATTTACACAAGTAGTTTTATTCAAGCTGGGTCGGCTTTGCTTACCATCCATAGTTTCAATTAATAAATTGGAGGCATCTTCCAATGTAAAATAAGAACAATTATATTTGTCATTCTTTCTCTCAACAATAAAAGCAACAGGAAACTTATCAATATTTGGAATATCCACTAAATGATTATACTCAAAGCATAAAATTAAATATCCAATCTCGCTCTTTATAACTCTCATTTCCCTGAAATTATCAGGGTCTTCACAATCACTTGAATTTATTGTCTTTACCATTACTACTAATCACTCCATTTCTCAATAAGACAATAGCCCTCTGCTTTTAAATATTGAGACCTTATTATTGTATTTAAATATAATTCTCTAAAAGTCTTTTTAGCTACACTATTATACTCATTAAGATTATATATTTCAGGATTCCCATGCCAATAACTTCCGTGGTAAGAAAATATTATATTATGTTTTATAGAAAAGCCATCAACATTATAAGTTCTTTTAATTGTTTTAATAGGGTATTCTCTTTCAATTTTCCCATAAATCTTTTCCATTTTGTCTAACCATTTTTGAGATGTTTTGGATATTCTGTTAATACAATTAGGGCAACCATTTCCCTTTTTTGTGCGACAGCAAATATAAGTTTCCCAATTATGGCTACATTTACTACATTTCCACCATACTTTTAATGAACTTCCAAAAACAATATCATCTGGACTTAAACTACTATTTTTACTATAATTCCACTCTTTCGCTATATCTGGACATACCGAAGATAAACTATTTTCATCACAAACTTTTCTATTACTACAATAAGGACAGCCATTGCCTTTTAAATGGTCGTTTGCGATTTGAGAAAATTTTCCATGGATATTACAAATTATAATTATCGGCTTATAACTTCCTTTATATTCGCATAATTTATAATCATACTTATAACCGTGAGTTTTTCTCACTTTCTGAATAAACTCTTCACTTGATAGTAATTTCTGCCTACTCAGCTCCTCTAAGGCACATCTTTTACAACCATAGCCACTTAAATGACTAATAGGGCGTTGTAAAAACTCTCCGTGAATAGAACATATAATTTTTATCTTAATATGATTTTTTTTATATCTTACTAAGGAATAGTTGTATTTATTACTATGTACTTTCTTTGCTTCTTTTATAAATTGCTCAGTTGTCTTAGTTTTATTTTTTTTCATTCTTATAAGACCACATTCTTTACAACCCATTTTACCAGATATATGATGATTTGGTCTAATTAGAAATTCTCCGTGAATAGAACATATAATTATACCTTTTGTTTGATTATTAATATAATTAAATTTAGAATAATCATACTTTTTCTTATGTATAATGTTAGCTTTTTTTATAAATTGTTCTAAAGTTTTTCTTTTTACCATTCCTTATCCATTGAGAATTTCTCTATTCTTCCTTTTCTTTTAAAATTAATAAAACCTTCTCATCTTTTTTACATATCTTTTTGAGTTTCTTTATGGCTCCACCATATCTTTTTTTTCCATTCGAATAGTCTATATTACCTTGTAATAATTTATGTACCGTAGTCTGATGAACTCCAAGCTTGTCAGCAATTTGACTTTGTGTTAAACCCTCAAGTCGTAAAGTAACCACCTCTGTTTGTCTCTTAGTTAATGAAGAATTAATAATTCTAATGACTTCTCCCATTAATTTCTGTCGCAACTCTAAAAATTTATCAGAGTACTTTGCCATATTAAGTTGACCACGAAGTCCTTGATTTGACTGAAAATCTCCTAAAATATTCGGATCAACAGATATTTCTACTATTTTATACTGATAAGAATCAGATTTATTTTTTTTCATTGAATACCCTCTTTGTATATTATTTCCAGATAGGATTAATATTTTGGTATTCGCTGGCTTCATTAAGCACTTCAATTACTTTTGATGGTGTGTGTTTTACAAGAAATTCATCCATATCATTTATATCTTTTGGAAATGGATTTTTAGCCAATAAAGAAGTATGTTCCGTTTTATTTTTTTCTACTATTTGGCTCGCAGCAACTTGAGTTTCTGGCTCATTATCAAAAATGAGCACTATCTTGTTAGCATATCTTGATAATAAAGCCATTTGTCTTTTAGAAAAGAATTTTCCACAAGTCGCCACTACATTTTTTAGTCCATTTTGATGAGCAGAAATCACATCAAAATATCCCTCTACAACATATGCCTTTCCAGAATTTAAGATTTCTTTTTTAGCAAAGGATAGCCCAAATAAATGCTGCCCCTTTTTATATGGCAAATTCATATATTTTGGTAAGCCCTTTTCTTTTAAAAAAGAATTATCTTTTAATGCTCGACCAGCCATAGATATATATCTACCATATACATCCCTAATTGGCATAACCAAATTCCATAGCTTAAATTTACTATAAGAAGCGTTTTTAATTATACCTGACTTTCTAAGCTCTCTTGGGTCTATTTCCACAAATATTTTTTTCAGATCTTGAGGAAATAGACCCAATTGAAATTTATCAATATAATCAGCATTAATTTTTCTTTTAAAAAGGTATTGTATAGTATCTTTATCTTTTAAAAGTCTTTTGTGACACACTTCCGTCACACTTTTATAAATATTGTTTTTATTACTCATCCTTGTTCTTTAGGTATTGTTTTAAACCAACCATAAAGGCTGAAGTAATATGAACTTGAGTATCACATTTCTCACAAAACGCTTTGTCATCTTTAACATATAAAGATCTACTTTCATTACATTTTTGACAAAGTGACATAAACGGCTGTTTCTTTTTATTTCTTAAAAATTGCCCCATTCCCATTAACGCCTTCTTGGTAAATTGCGTTATGTTTCTTATAGGATTTCCGCAAGATTCACAAATTACTTCATTTGTATCTTTATCTAATTTAGCATTAGTACTTTGTAAACAACCTTTCGTTGTACAATTTATTAACATTATTCCTCCTCATCTGGGACTTGCTCTAATTCTTGCTTGCTATTATCCTGTTTATAGTCATTTAATTTAAAATCCTTTATTTTTTGAATAATTTCGTTTCTTAAATTATCATCTAGTAAGGCTTTAGCAGCATTATCTTTTCCTACCCATTTTTGGTCCCCATAAACATATGAAGTGTTAGTTGGTCTTTCTAAGATAGAATATTTTTTTGCCAACTCAAAAACTTCTAGATTTTCATCTACAGGACCTTTTAAAAATTCTATTCTAATATCACAAGATTTAAAAGGAGGTCCAACTTTGTTTTTATCTATTCTAGTTCTCATAGTATAACCAATTAAATCTCCTCTAGAATCATATATTTTAGAATCTTTATTCTCTAATCTAGCAAAGTGAACCATAACCGAACAGCCGTGTTTCCAAGCCGAACCGCCAGTAGATTTTTCAGGATTTCCCCATAACTGCCCAGGATCTACTCTAACCTGATTAATGGCAATAAAAATAACTCCAGTTTCTGCTAACAAAGGAATAAGCTTCCTAAGCTCTGGAGGTAAAAACCTACCCATTAATGCCATATTTGGCTTTCCTGGCTTACTTTGTTTTTCCATAGGAGGCTGAACACAAGCAATACTATCTAATACTATTAGACCACATCCTGACTTTTCCGCTCCCCCTGTCGCTTTAATTAAATCAAGCAAACCAAGTTTAGCCTTTTCCTTACCATATTCTTTGTGCGGAACACCACAAAGCCTTTCAAATATCATTACACCATCATTTTCTTTAAATAATTGAAGCCTCGATAAATCAACCCCTAAAACCTTTGCCCATTCAGGATCAAAAGTTTGTTCAGCATCAATAAAGAAAGCCCAATTTTTGGGATCTTTTTTTTGCCACTCACGAATTGCTATCAAGCTCATAAGAGTTTTTCCACTGCTCTCTTTTCCAGCGAATTGAACTATTCTTCCCTGTGGTAATCCCCATACCCCAAGAGCCTCGTTGAGCGCCTGTGATCCAGTAGGGCTTACCTTTACTGTTTCTATTAGATCAGAATCTGCTTTGTAAAGAGATTCTTCTCCAAAATTCTTATTCATCTGTTTCCAGATCTTTTCCATTGTCGTCTGTGCCATTTTTCACCTCGTTAATTTTTTTAATTTGCTCTTCGTTTAATTTCGGTATCTTGATATTTATACCTACTATGTGGTTTCCCTGACTCAATCCACAACCGCGTAGTCTTAGTAAAGATCCTGGTTGGGTTCCCGCAGGTACTTTAATTTTTTTAATCCCAGCTAACGTATTAATGCTTTTAGAGCAGCCAGTAATCGCATCCAAAGCATCTATTATAATATTACTTCCTATTTCTCCTTTTGAGTTATTTACTACTTGAAATTCACTATGTGGCTTATATCGTATAATTACACGTAAATTATCATCAATTTTAATTGAACTCCCTTCTTTTGTTCCAGAAAGGACATTAATGTTTATATCTCTTTTAGAAATAACTTCTCTATTTCCAAAACAAGTTTTACAGACAGACTTTGGCTTTTTGCCAAAGCCCTTACAGACTCCGCAAGGAGTCGTCATAACTATCACACCTTGTTTTACTGTTCTCTGCCCAGAGCCATTACAAGGGTCACAATTATCATCTGACAAAAGAACTCCTGAACCATTACAACTATGACATTTTCTGGCTTCCTTAAGCTCAAATTCTTTATTAACTCCACTATAAATTTCTTCTAAAGAAAGAAACAAATTTACACTTCTAATTCTTCTCGTATTCTGGCGATTAAAGCCTCCAAACGGAGTTCCACTAAATTGACTAAAAATATCATTAATGTCAAATGGAGAAAATCCCTGAAAATCTGTATTTTGGTGTTGAAAAGGATTATAATTACCATCCTTTAATAAATTATACGCTTCATTTATTTCTTTTGTTTTACTTTCTGCTTCAGCTTTATCTTTTTCTTTATGTAGGTCTGGATGCCATTCACGCACTAATGTCCTATAAGCTTTTTTAATTTCATCTTTTGAAGCATCTTTAGAAACACCTAAAACTTTATATGGATCCATTTTCTATCTCCGTTAAACATCCTGCCCAGGCAACGGCAATCCCGTCTGCCTCATCTCCAGTTTCAACAGCAACATTCCCTTTTGTGTTTAAGGGACCTTTAAATCTCTTATCTAAATGTTCAACTATGATAGAAGGAACCTCATCTTTTTCAATTTTTTTACCTAGTGATAGAAGTTCCTTAATCTTTGTTCTAACAGTTGATTCATTTATAAATTTAATCTCCTTGTTAGAAACTAAACTCGCGGCAACTGAAGTAACTCTATTAAAGCCAGCTAACACAGTAATTGTTTGTGCGGAAGACATACCTCTTTTAAAACTTTTCTTTATTTCTTCTACATAAATAACTGAAGGATCTAGGTCAGAGACAAGTCCCTGTATTCTATTGAATGTATTTGAAAGTCTAGTAATTATATCTCCCTTTTTTGCTTCTAGTGGTTTTATATGACCATAAGAAACAAGTTTGGGCATTTTTTCTAATGTTAGAAGACCCCAACCAATAGTTGAAGAACTACAGTCTATTCCCAATATAGTAGGTTTTTTAGTTTTTCTTCTAATTCTAATTATTCTTTCTTTTGGTCGTCGTGAGCGAGATTTTTTAGCCATACTATTTTAAATAATAATTTTTAATTTCTTCAAAAACATCCTTAACTGAATTTAATTCAGCATAAGCTTTCTTGCTGCCTTGGCTTTTATAACTTTCGCCAAATACACCTAATAAATCATCGACAAGCTCATTACGAGATTTATCAATATTTGCCATATCAGAGTTTAAAAACTTTTCTAATACGGAATTGACCTCACTATTAAGGTCAGTTAAAAACTTAATTCTATTTCTTAAGGACTTAATTTCTTCTTCAACGAGAGAATTATACCTATCAGCATTCTCTACTTTTGCTCTATAAAACGCGACTAGCTTTTTAAGTCTTTTATTATCATCCTCTAATTTAATAGTTTCATAATCTTTCTGACCAACAATATCGCCTTTTTTACCTAAAGAAGAAACGGGAACAACGCCAGTCAGCTTTCTTACCGGAACTTTTTCTTTATTTTCAAGAGCAACAGTTAGCCATTTTTAAGGTGCTGTTTTCTTAACAACAGTTTTATTACCTTTTGCCTTCTTTTTTACAGAAGTTGTTACTTTCTTTTTTGACATATTTTCTCCTAATTTTTAATATCAGAATTTGAAGATAGGTCGTGCTCATAATAAGCTGTTAATAAATCCTCAACTTTATAACCAATTAAAGCCAAATCTTTCTTATTAACTTCTTCAAACTTTTTACAAACTCCAAGAATTTTAGCTTCATCAAGTTTGCCAGAATCAATCATAGATGCTTTAAAAGCATCCCAACAGCCATCATAATGTTGATCTTTTACTGAAGCTAATTCAGTTAAAAATACATCATAAGTAATAATATCATTAAACATACTTAAATCTAGCTTGTCAAAATTAAGCTGAGTTTCTAAATAAGATTTAAACTTATCAATTTCATCCAAACAAGATTCAAATCTGTTTAAATAGACATTAGTGTCATCACAATCTGATATTACTTCGCTTAGCAAAAATGTCATCTCTTGATCATCAATTCCCTTAAATTTGGGGGCACTACAGCCTATTCCATATTTATGAGTTATATTCATAACTGAAAATATTAATTTTTGACTTATACTATTAACATCAAATAAAACTTTACTTTCCATTCGCGATGGATTGGAATTAAAATATTCTACTTTATGGTTTCCTATTTCCAGAGTTTTATGCTCCATATTGTTCCTTAATTAATTGATATTATAATAAATAACCCCAGCAAATCTGTGTTGGAAATTAATTGGTGATTTACCGGGGTTATGTTTTATTATATTATAGATCTGTTAAATCATCATCAAATGTAAAGTCTTCATCAGTTGCTGATGTTTTTACACTTGCCTGCCCAGAAGAAGCTCCTCCGGGAACGGAGAGTCCCAATTGAGTTAGCTTTTCAGCAACTTCCTCGGGAGTTGGAGGTTGAGTGAATTTTCCTAAATCAACTTTTTCGTTAAATCTCTCAATCATCACTTTTTCCTCTGCTGTTAAATCAGTAGATGGGTATGGAAAAACGGTATAAAGAGGCTGTGAGCCTTTCGGACCTCTTTTAATATTAATGTCATACTTCTCAATTGGACCCCATTTAGAATTTGTGACCAAATTCTTAATACCAACATAAACCTGAGTTGAAATTTCAAGGATTTTTGGTATATCAGACTTTCTATCTAAGACTCCAACATACCATCTTGTTTGAACTTTCTCTCCACGCTTCATTAAGGGACAATTATGAACTGAACTTTTAACCTTACGAGGTGCTCCGGTTGAGTCTTTCACCCAAGCAACGTGAAATTGAAAGGGCTTTGTGAAAACTCTTACATCGTTGTCTCCTTCTACCAAATTCATAAAATCACTCGGAGTTGAAACGTCTCCTTCTTCCCATTCTACTTTACCATATTTTACTTCTGCCATTTGTTCTCCTTTTGCCCTGGTACTCCTTGTACATTAATGGGCACTGTTAATTTTTGGCGTTATGCCTTTCTATATTTCCAACACATTTATTTATTAAATGTTAAATTTGAAATTTTCTCAACCTCACCTAGTGGAATCCACTCCTCTTCTAAGAGTACGTTAGAAGGGAGTTTGTCGACATCATAAGTGTAATAGCCTATTCCATATACGTAGCCATCCGCTATTTCGAATTTAGGCTTATTTCCATTTTTACTTACTATAATAAATAGCTTATTTTGTTTAACTTTTGTGTCATCAGCATATCCTGTCTGCTTAAGACAGACCCGATAGATAGGCTTTATTGTCATTTCATTTACTTCCAATCTGTTTCTCCAAATTTCATTGTATTTTCGTGTCCTGAAGATTCATTAAACCCAGAAGAATATTGATGTTTTGTTTCACTCCTAAGCCTTTCTTTCATCATTTGATGAGTTTTTAAAAAGATTTCATATTTTCCATCAAACCATCTTCTGGCAGCTTCTGCTTTTAAACACCTGTCAACTGCTTCTAAATAATTAGAATTACATTTTGCTTTATGCTCCGCCAAAGAAACAGCCATTCTAGGCTCCTCTTCTTTGGCTTTTAAAACTGCTTTAGAAAACTCAGCAACTTTATCTGATTTACATTTTTGCTCTACCCACGTTAAATGAGAAAGAATTTCACTACACCTGTCGGCAGCTCTTAAAAATACCATAGCAAGATTTTCAGCTACTTGTAAAGGAATACTACTGTCTTTTGGTATTTTACTTGCGATGTTTTTAAATTCAGTTAAATCTATATTTGAAGGATCAAATTTCTCTAACTCTTCACCCAAAGTAGCAATTTCTTTATCATTATTGTTCATTATTATTTTGCTCCTTTACCCATTTTTCCATACGCCTAAGTCTCTGATTAATCATTAAATTTTGAAGAAAAAATATTACTGCCCAACTCACCTTTTTTTTTAAAGGTAATTGAACTTGTGTTAAACAACCATCTCCGTCCACTTCGAAAATATTTTTAAACTGATTTTTACCATCATAATTTCCAACAGTAAACTCGGCTACTAGTTTTTTATAGTAGTCATATTCTTCTTCTGTCATATCTACTGATTTAAAATCAATAATTCTTTTCATATTATTTCCTGCGAACAAGTCCGCCACCACCACCCAATGCTTGTTGGTTTTGCGACTTTCTAGCTTTTGTTAATTTTTCTAAAATAGGATTATTTGCTCCTTCAGAAAATAAAGAGTCTTCTGGAAGTGCCTCCTTTGAGGCAAACTCATCATCAGGTAAAGCAATACTTTCAACAGTATTATATTTCTTATTTACCGCCTCGACCATCATTTTTTCCCTTTCTTCCTCTGAAATTCCTTCTTTTTGAAAAGAATCAGCTGAAATTACATCCTGCTTATTTTCTGAGTCCTTAATAAGCTTAGCGGTGGGACTTAATATTTTATTTTGCCTTTTACTTAGTGAAGGAGAATTGGAAATTTGATAATTAGACTCAATTCCAGAGGCATTTATTCCATATTTAACAACCAACGCCATAGCTAACTTATGAGCGGATTCCTCACGAATTGCTATTTCCGAAGCGATAGTTCTCTTTACATCCTCAATTGTCGCCATTGCTTCTTCATCCATAATAGAACCGCCACAGGCAGGACATTGATTTGTCGCTATTGCGTGCTTAAACGATGCTAATAACTCTGTTTCACACGTTATACATTTCATATTCTAACTCCTAATATACCGATTTCCTATCATATGTCAATAGACTTTTGTAATTTCTCTAAGCATTATTGATTTAAACCCATTAAATTCACTAACTTGACATTTGGCCTTTATAGGAAATCCTTCTTTTATTTTACTTTTTGCTTTTTTAAATGTTTCAGGCCAAAACGGTGCTACGGTCATCTCAGAATTTGTTCCATACATATCCTCTACCTGATACTTTATCATAGGCTGACCAATATATTTGCCCCGTTTAATTTTAAATTCTCTAAGTTTAGTTTTAATTAAAACTTCTACAAAAATATGCTCTCTATCTGGCAAACTTTTCAGTCTTGATAATGGAGTAACGTGATAATCATCTGTAAAAAAACCCGGAAATAAATCCTTAAGACTTCCAGACACTAATTCTCCAAGAACTTCTTGCTCATATCTTAACATTTGAGTATCAGACCATTCCTGATTTTCTTGAAACAAGGATAAATCATCAAAAGTTAATTCACCAGCATAACCATCTCTACTTTTAACATAAGTATTAACTTTTGCTCTATTCTTTTTAGAAAAATCGTGAACGTCTTTCCTACATAAATTTAAAGAATTAAAACATCCCGCTTTAGCTAATGCTTCCATTTTTGACTTATTAACAACTCTTCCATCTGTTTTATAGAAAAACTCTGCTAAAGAAGAGTATGGCTGATTTTCAACTATAGAATTTATAGCTTTTTCTCCTAAGCCTTTTATTGCTTCAAAACCCATAACAATTGTACTGCTATCTAGAACTTCATAACCAGCAGAGCTTTGATTAACATCAGGTGGAATAATTTTAATATTAAATCTTTTACATTCTCTTTTAGCAATATTTACTTTTTCTTCTCTACTGGCAGCATTTTTATTAGTTACAACTTTCAAATATGCTGCCAAGAATGCGACAGGATAATGTCTTTTTAGATAAGCAGTATAATATCCCATTATAGAATAAGCAACGGCGTGAGCTTTATTAAAACCATAGCCACTAAACACCTTAATTACCTTATCCCATATCTCTTGAGCTGTTTCGTGAGGCATATTATGAAATTTCATAGAATCTGCCACGAATTCTGCTTCCGTTTTAAGCATTAAATCACTATTTTTATCTTTATCTTTAGTTATTTTTCTAAGAGCGTCTGCTTTATTTAAGTCCCAACCAGCTACATATTTGGCAACCTCCATTAACTGGTCCTCCATAATACATAATCCATAAGTAGAACTAAGTGCTTTTTTCAAACTAGGGTGAATATAAGTTATTTTAGATATTCCGCGACGCCTTTCTATATACACCTGTCTTTCATTTTTATTTGTAATTTTATCTTTTTCCGCAGAAGATGGTCTTCCAAGGGCATTAATGATTGCTATGTCAAGAATATCTGTTGGTTTAATATACTTACATAGGGCAACCATTGTTCCAGACTGGCCAAGTTGGAAAACACAATTTGTGTGACCTTTTTGAAGCATTTCATATGTTTCTTCATCATCTAAAGGAATATCTTCCATTTTAGAAATTCCTTTATTATGAAGTGTTTTAATATTCTTAAACGTTTCGTCAAGAACATCCAAAGTTGATAGAGCCAAGAAGTCCATTTTAACAAGACCATTCATTTCACTACGTTTTTTATCATATTGAACAGCGACAGATCCATTTTTATCAACTCTCAATGGAATAAAATCCACTAATGGAATATCTGAAATTACCATTGCTGCTGCGTGCGTAGCATAATCTTTTGGATTTCCAACAATTTTTGAAGCATACTCTATAACTTCTGGCGCCTGTTCAGCAAATTTAGCAAAATCTTTGGAAATTTCTAGAGCCTCTTCTATTGTTGAAACCCTATCATTGTTATTATTTTTATCTGGAATTGATGCTCTAATTTTATTAGAAACAGTAACATAATTCTCGCCTGGAGCAATTAAATTAGGTAATACATTTCTCATTGATTTTATTAAATCTGGAATAACATTTTTAGGAGTATATGTATTTATATTTGATATTTGAGCACACTTGTCCTTTCCATACTTTTGAATAACATATTCTTTTACCTTGTCTCTTCCAGCAGATGTAAAATCTGTATCAATATCTGGAAGATCTTTTTTCCATTTATTTTGAAATCTT